AACTCTTCCCAGATCCAAAAGTTTCTGTCGAATCCAGTTCTATATTTTGGCTCACATACATTTGATAGTAACCAATCCATACATTCAGGATCTATAACAGTTTCACCAGAAGTATTGAAGTTGCACTCAAGCTCTTGCGCAATCTGGCGTTTGGACATGTTTTTGGTTTCTTTTTTGTACCATTCAACATCTCTATCTGGGTGTACGTCCCAGGGTAAGGTCGTTAAATTAAAATTATTGGCTTCAGATTCTGCGTCAACACAATTTTTATGAAACCAATTACCAACACCGTTTGGTGTTGATAACGCGATGCATCGACCACCAGTAGACAGCGTAGGATACAAACCGGTCCACAACTCTTCTAGACCTTCAATGTGCGCAGCCTCATCAAGAACTAAAAGAGACAGTGCTTCAGAACGACCAGCATCGCCAGATGTCGAAGCAGCTTTAATCGATGAACCGTTTGATAGCTCAAATGAAGTGCGGTTGTCAACAGATATGGTCGCGATGCGGATCCATTCTGGTAAATTCTTCATGATGTTCTTGACTTTTTTAACCAAGTTACCTGCTGTTGCAAACTTGGTAGCCATTACTAAGATTGATTTATCTTTATGAAACAGCATCAACCAAGAGATATATCCAGCGGTGATTGTGGAAATACCCAACTGGCGCGCTTTTAATATTATGTTAAATCGGTAGTCATTAAAGTCATTTAAAAGTCGATCCTGAAAATCATACGTATCAAAAAGAATGAGCCCGTGCATCGGGTGAGATATACGGGCATAGTTTTTCAAGAAATACGCAGGGTCTTTACCACATTTTAATATCTCTTCAAACTTTTGTTTTTTGGTAAGTTCAAAACTCATACACTCTCAGACAAAATTTTCCTAATCAACGCCTTAAGCTCTTCAAGCTTAAAGCCAACTTGTGGCCGGCCTTCCGCTCCAGGAGAATATAATGTTTCAGGTGGCGCCTCATCTTGAGTTTCTACACCCGGGATTTTTTCAAAAACGTTTTGAAATAAAGCTGCAACTTCTTCAGGATTCATCCCGCTAATTAATGCACCTATCTTATCTTCTATTGACTCTGGCTCACTTTGCCTTGACATAGGCATTGTTTCATCAGCCGGCGGTCTTTTTTTTGTTGCCGGGACTTCGGGCGGATCTGGAATTTCTCTGTCGTCGTCTATCCAGTCTGGTTTTTTACCACCCCTAATATATGCCAACAAATCATCAGCCTTATCTTCACTTAAGTGCTCGCTAATAATACCTTCTTCTTTCAGATATTCTTCAAAAACAATTTGCTTTAGGCGATCGGTACTAATTTTCATCTTACGATTCCTTTTTTCTGGTGTCGTTTTGTGGTCGTTTGCCGCCGTCGCCGTTCCAGCCACCTTGGGACATGAAATCTTGCCAGTAATCATTTGGCGCCTTCGAACCAGTTTGATTGTTCATCTCTTCTTCAAGGCCACCAACTTTGTAATTCATCTTAGCTACAACCCAAGTTCTGATTCTTGATGTAGACTCTACATTAAGGTCAGCCTCTCCTTGTGCGGTCAAAGTCACCGATGAACCAGTTATCTTTCTATATTCTTTTTTAAGAAACTTAACAATCTCATTCATCTTGTTGACTACATCATCCTCGAACCCATTTTCGTGAACTTCTTTTAGTTGTACCTCAGAGTGGTATGTGAGGCACATCATGTCGCCAGATATTCTGACATTAAATCCATCCATCACTCTTTTGTCTAAAATTGGATCTCCATCTTCTCTTTGGAGGCCGGCCTTAATCGGCTCCCCACTTTCATCTAGCGCGCCATCATAAGCGTTTGCTGCTGCTTGGGTTAAACCCTGAACGATCTCGTATACTGTAGCCATTATTCATATCCTTTTGATTTGTTATACTCTAAGTAGTGTTTTACGGAAGCTATATAGTCCGCTGCTTTGGTAATTTTTGATTGCACCCAACCTTCCAATTCATCCCCGTCGTTAATTAAATGATCGATCTCCATGGAATATTCATGTAATCTACGTAGATCTGATTTGGCCATTGAAGCTTCGTGATCATCTGCGCAGGGCGATTGCTGCATTTGCATCGGTTCCGGTTGCGGTTCACCACACATTTCAGATACTTGTTTTTGCTTGGCGGTTGTAGAAGCCATAGCTTGTTGTAATGATTTCATGACTCTCTCAAGTTGTGCGCGGTGTCTCGTCAAATCTACTCCGGGTGTCGCAGCAAGGTCTGACAAGAAAGATTCAATCTGATCAAGTATTCCTTTTTCTTGCGATGTAAACTCTGAGTCATCTGAAGTAATCCTGTCTAAACTAGTTTGCTTCCTCTGCGAAGTAGACATAGCAGTTGTTTTTAATTTTGCTGCGTCTTCTGGGGATTGCTCAGCGATAACTTCTTTTATGATCTTTTTTAATTTATTGGAATCAAGTCTCATTTGGTCTCCACCCTTTTAACCATCTTTCTTCTCTGTCTTCGACATATTGAATGTAGCATTTATTGCAACAATCAAATTTTAAAAGACAAATATCATCCATAGATTTTCGCGGTAATGCTCCGCAAACAGGACATTTTTTTAATGGTTCCCTATTAAGTAGTTTTTTTGAAACCTTTATACCATTAATGTCTATTTTCTCTACTGACTCTTCGTGTTTAAAAGTCTTCTCGTACATCTGTTTTATTTGATTTAAGTAGTCTTCTTCTTTTTCGTCGTCCCACTCAGACTTTGGATTTTTAATAGTTTCGCCGCCATATTTCTCTGAAATTGCTTGCTCCATAGCCGCGATATAATTTAAATCTTTATTAGTCATTAATAGCTCTATATACTCCATATGACGCCGCAGTACCAACTAGGATCCCACCAGCAAAATATAACCATTTGTAGCGGGGTGAAGTTTTTTTTAGTGCATTGGCCAGCAGGTCAATCTCTTTGTCTTTTTGCATTATAAACAAATCATATTCATCTGTTAAGGCTTTATGCTCTATTTTCATATTTTCAAGTTTGAACTCATATTCTTCTTTTTGAATTTTTAACTCATAATCTTTTTGTATATCACATGAATATTTGTAGAGATCATAATCAGCCATCATTTTGGATATAGCGTTTTCGTCAAACAGTACCCCAGCGAATGGTGCTGGAGTTTTATATTCAAGCACAGTGAACTTCGCCGGCTCAGTAGCCGTAGCAGTCATGCTCAAAAATAATATTAGATTAAGGAACATATTCGATACCAAACTTTTCTTCTATATCTTTAATTAGTTGTTCGCGATCGCTGTTAAACTTGTTTTTATATTTTCCTTGTTTGTCTTCTCTGAGTTCCTGTATCATCTCTAAGGCGTCTTCGTAATCTTCTTCTATAATCGCTATTGATTCCAAGTGGCTTTCCATGAGCTTTTGTTTGCTACGGAGTTCTTGCTTATGTATCTCTTTCAAGCCCTCTATCTGCGCTTGATGAGAGTCTGATTGTGTTTCATATGCTTTTTGCATAAGATTATAATCATACCTGCTTTTCATAGTAACGATTAGACTAAGGCCAACTATCAATATCGCTTTCCAATTTTTTAACACAAATTGTAACAGTGCTTTCTTAGTCATTATATCCTCGTAATCTAGCAATACCATCAATAACAGTTTGACCACCAATATAAATCGCTGAGATGATCACCCAGTCTTCACTTGTTAAATGGCCAGCTAGAGTAAGTGCTGTAGCAGTAAGCCACACCATTAGCTTGCGAGACGTTAACTTAGCCAACCACGTATCTAAAAATGCCTGTGCTTTTGCCATCATGTGTGCCTCTCTAATATTCTTCTTGGTCAGCAGTCCAAAGTTTAGGAATTAATTCCATAACCGTCGATAAATCTGATGTAGCTATATTGTCAACCAACACAGCCACAACCTCGGAGTTTAAGCCAAGATTCATAAAAAACTCAGTTGCTTTTGATTGAATGATCGAATCTGGTGCGTCTTCTATATTATCAATGGGTTCTCGAACAGCCCCCAAATTTGTTGCTGCGCCTCCAAAATTAGAAACTGAACCACCATATTCAGATATTAATTTTAATTCTTCTTCTATGATTTGCTTCAGTTGTAATTTGGTGATTTTCATTTTATAAATCTCTGAAACTTAGCATAAACGCCGGGGTCGGCCTTAGCAAACGCCCGTATGGAATCAGCTACAGATTTTTTATCTACCGGGCCGTCATACCAGTTTTCAAATTTTTCAAGGGCGCCGGTAGCGTCCAGTATCTTAGAACCAATTCCAAGTTCTGCACAAGCTTCAAGAAATAAATCCCCGATAGAATATTCCTCTTCTACCTCAACCACGGTAACCGATGTTGAAGTCTTGCTGACTAGTTTGCTCCAAAGTGTTTTTAACCATTTCATATCTCTCTAAACTCCTTTAATGCTTGGTGTAATGCTTGAATGACCCCATTGTTGAGATGAGAATATTGTGGGGGATTTCTTGCGGCGTCCTGTGCTGCTTCTTCTAGTAAACGTGCCAGCTTTCTTTCGGTCTGCTCAACAGTCATAACTCCATAGCCGGGGATTTGAAGATCAGGGCTACGTGATTGTCCGCCAACATAATCTCTAAGTTCTTCGTTCATTTTACCTCGCCGGCTTCCTAAATCTTGATACATTTCTTCTGTATCATTATATGCTGTGGTCTCTCCATTTCGGTGCGTTACCAAAATAACAGGCTTTCCATCGCTAGCAATCTCAATGGAGGCTTCTACTCCAAACTTGTCAGCCAAGTCTTGCACTTCGTCACGCATAAGATCTTCAGGGCTCACATATTCTTCGCCAGTGTCAATATCGTTAACAGCACGACCGGGTTCGTATGCTGCTTCGTTTAAATGCTTTCGCCAATTTTCAAATAGTTTCTTCATGTTGCTAATCCATTCATGCTTAGTATCGCAATCAGACCGGGCACATTCTTTCTGACATAAACGCCAGAGAAAAGTGTCTCGCATCGACCGCCGACATAAGCGATTGCCGACTCAATATTCTTGCTGACCTTGGGGTCTGCCACCATCTCTTCTGACACAACCAACACTAACGAGCCTGCAGCTGCTTTACCTTTAGGTGGAGGGCATGCAGAGCGGTTCATGCAGTTGTGAAGGATCACCGATCCAAGCTTTCCAGTATTTGGGTCTTTTATCATGGTCGAGCCCATAAAGGCTCTGCCGTCA